AAACCAACTATGAAAGCTTATAAAGCCATTGGAAATGCAGTTCCAGGACTTTTGGGGTATCTCGTAGCCGAGAAAGTACAAGAACTTTTCAAGTTATTTTAATATGCGTAAAATCTCAAACTGTACATTAGGATTAAAATTATAAATTAATACTAATGCTCAGTATAGCCATTATTCCGATTGCGTTTTTGGTGTTCACGTCTTCGTATTGGGTTTGCGTATGCGCGAACGCACGTGATGACGTTGATACAAGGAAATGTACTCTCATTCCGGGATAATTAAAGAATTTGATTGAGTATTTAAAGACTTTAAGTGAAAGTATGTTAAGATGGTGAAAAAGATATACACCCATAATTTTATTACTTCCGCAAATCCTTATCCGCCGTGTAGAATGTTTTAATATAATTTTAAGTCTTACAATATCTATAACATAAATGGTCGTGATACTTATCAGGTCTGTCACTGATAAACATCTCATCAATACTCGGCTCAGTCCCGGAATCAAGTTTCACGATTGTATCATACAACCGTGAAGCCCATTCCATGATATTTTTTGCTTGAGAGTTCCACACCCATTCCTGGTCAATTCGGATAACTTTATGACCCCTCTCTATTGCACGCATATGCTTTTCTAAATCACGTTTCTGAACGTCTATTGCTTCACTTCTAAATTGCTTGACGTATTCGAAATGTTGAAGACCGTCAACTTCAACAAATATTACCAAATCTTCCTTTGTGATTGTAATATCCATTCTACCAATTCCGTCAAATACACACCTCCCCGTCTGTTCAACCTCAAATCCGAGTGGACCGAGTATTTCGTGTAATTTAGAAGCAACAATCTCTTCAGTTTTGTTTACGCATTTGGGGCACCCAGTTCCACGTAAATGACTATTAGGAGTTTGTAAAAAGTCTTTATTACACACCAAACAGGTGATACAGACTTTTCTACGAGCAGTGATGTAGTTCGTTTTCTCGTACCCATATTTTTTACCATGAACTTTTACAGCTCTTGAAATAAACGTATCTGCAGCCCTTTTCTTCTTAATTTCACCTTTTATTCGGTTTGCACAAGTCGGACAACCTCCTCTGCAGAGATGAGTATTAGGAGTTTGTAAAAAGTCTTTGTCACACACCAAACAGGTAATCGAAACGTCGGTTGAAGCACTGATGTAGTTCGTTTTCTCGTACCCATATTTTTTACCATGAACTTTAGTTGCCTTTTCGATGAATTCACCCGCCGCTTGCCCCCTCCGAATTTTACCCAAATCTTCTAATTTTTTAAATTTACACGATGGACAACCATTTCCAGATAGGTGATGAGCAGGCGTCTGTAAAAAGTCTTTATTACACACTAAACAGGTGATACAAACTTTTATCTTAGCAGTGATATAATTCGTTTTCTCATATCCAAATTTTTCACCATGAACTTTTACAGCTCTTGAAATAAACGTATCTGCGGCCTTTTTCTTCTTAACTTCAGCATTTATTCGGATTGCACAAGTCGGACAACCTTTACCGGCAAGGTGATGACCAGGTGTCTGTGAAAAGTCTTCATCACACGTCAAACATGTGATTTGAACGTAAGTATGATAATCGACGTAGACGACATTTTCATAACCATATTTTTCACCATGAACCTTTATCGCTCTTGTGATGAATGCACTGGCTGTTTTTTTCCTCTTATTTTGGGACATTTCTCTCAATTTATTAAATTTACACCCAGGGCAGCCACGCCCCTGTAGGTGATCAGAAGGTGTCTGTAAAAAATCCTCATCACATGTTTGACATGTGATCAAAACTTTCGTGCGGTCATTGATATAGACAACTTTTTCATACCCAAATTTATTGGTGTGTTTTTCCCTGGCTTTCCGAACGAATTCTTCTGTTGTCAGTTTCCTCATTACTCATTTCGTGTAGTAATTCTTTATGTCAAAGCAACTTAGGTATGAATTTTATCACTTCCGAAGATTAGCATCCGCCGTGTAGTACGTCTTCCCCTTAGTGGCGAAGCTGTGCACCCTAGCATACCCCCACGCTTGTGGAGAAGCACCCGGACGATGCCCGGTTCTCCACGCAGCGAGTCCCCTGTTAAACACGGTCTTCACTGTCTTTAGAGGAATCTTAGTAGCCTTAGAAATTTCGGGTAGGGACCTAACCTCTGGTCCGTACATCTTCCTAAATTTCTGGGTGTAGGAGGAAGTCTTAGTCTTTTGTCCCTTGTCTGTATCGAAATTGGAGTAGTCTTTCCGGAGCATCTTTTTATAACGTGTCTCAACCCCCTTGAGAGACTCAAGCCCCCTGAAATATTTGAGGGGTGCATAGATTTTACCCTCAGATTTACGCAACTCACCAACCTTTTTCGTGATGGTTGCATCGGTGAGAGGCATCTTACTTCTCACTAAGATATTTTATAGCTACCTCAATACTTGGAAATACTTGTGAACCAAATTTCACATTTCCCGTCTTGGGGTCATAATACCCTTTATGTCCGCTGAACAATGCTCTGTGAAAAGTAACCATATAAAAAATACAATATTATAATAATAAGGTGCGATGGGACTTTCAATTATTATGGGAAATATGTTTTCGGGTAAAACATCTGAACTTATTCGACGACTTAAGAGACTGAAAGTCATAAATAAGAAGATCCTTGTTATCAACTCAGCAAAAGATACCAGGTCCCCCGATGAAATTCTCAAAACACATGATAATGTAAAGTTTGATTGTCATAAAGTGTTTGACTTATTTGAAATTATTAATACAGATGAATTTGATGAAGCTGATATAATTGCTATTGATGAAGCTCAATTCTTTCCACGACTTACGAAATTTGTAGAATGTTGTCTACAGGTGAACAAGTCTGTTATCTTGGCTGGTCTCGATGCAGATTCATTTCAGAATAAGTTTGGTGAACTTATCGACTGTATCCCTCTCGCGTGTGATGTGACGAAACTTTCAGCTCTGTGTATGCGATGTAATGATGGGACACAGGGACCATTCACCAAAAGAATTGTAGACGACAAAACCCTGGAACTCATAGGTGGAAGTGATATGTATATTGCCGTGTGTAGGAAACATCTATAATTTGAAAATCTTATCGGATATATTTCGTGCGCCTCTTCTCAACCAACCCACCATAGATACAGAGTCGTCTTCATATAAAGGAATGATCAGAGAAATCCTAACACAACCATCATTCTGTCTGGAAACTGAATGCTTTACTTCACTCCCATTGTACACAACACCTTTACCCGCACGACTCTCATCAACCCTGACTCTTTCGTATCGATCTTTAGTCATGAGATGAGACGCATTACATTCACTGATGTACACGTTACACACGTATGTCTTTCGTAACCCGTTCGTGAAGTTATTGTCGAAATGCCAGTCGATATAATGACCCTTCTTATTATACAGGCGCAAAAACCAACAGTACTGCTCTCTTTCACAATTGGCTGGTTTCAAACCGTCTGTGTCGATTTTTGAAACATAGTCCTCTATGATCTTATACACTTGTGGTAACTTCTCTTTCACGGTACTTCTCACAAGTTTGTAACCCTCGACTGGACCGGCACTTGTTTTATTACCATGTTCTTCTATGAGTTTGATGATATCATTTACATATGGATTCAAGTTATTAGAAATTGTAGAACAATCAACATGTTCAAAATTCCCACTCTGAGCTGGCTTAAGATACCCATTCCATAAATTTAACATGAATGGTATCAGGATTATGAACACTATAATTAATAGGATTCTAATCTTCATACAGTAGGATGTTATTTTTTTAAATTCTATGAACATCGAGAATAAGTACAACCCTTCGACCATCTCCAGTCTTCACGACTTCATGATATCTTGAGTGATCAAATATGAAATCCCCACCTTCGTGGTGTACGTGTGGTCCATTCTCAGTGTATAGGGTACAGTCACCGTCACCAAATATCGTGATGTGGTATCTCAATAAATGATTAGTTTCAGCCCTATGGGGTGGTATAGTCATAGGACCCTCCATGACCGCGAACGCACACGTCCAATTATAAATACTGGGTATTTGATCAGTTAAACTTTTCAATAGAGGGAAATCTTCACCTTTGTAATAGTAATATTTTTCATTCTTTTCAAACCATGGATCCAAATCATGATAAAATCGTTTGTCGAGTTTTTTCGAAGCCTCTTCAAACTCTTTCTGTATTTTTTTGAAGTGTGTTTTCATCAACCACAATCCTTTGAAGTTCCAGGTGGAATATTCTTTTGAATAAAGTAAAATATCTATGAATGTATTTCTTATTCCAATCATCGGACGTTTCCAGTTACTGAAATATAATTTATCAATCGGTGCTTTCATGTAATCATGTACAACCATCACTATAGGAATCAACAACAGATTCCACATTATTTTCTCCATACATAATAAATGCCAGGTTATACCCCAAAAACTTCGGGTTACGCTCCAGCTCCCACCACGGAGACCAAGGATCTCAAGGAACGTTTCTCGATGCCATCCATCCCCCAACTGACCATCATACAGATGATCCTCGCTGCGGTGATCATCTTTTATGCCTACACTGCGCGTAAGGTTCGAGGGGTTGTCGTTGGAACTCTCGCGCTGACTATCGGTCTCCTCCACATGTACGATCACCTTTACCGCGTCCAGCGTGGTCCCGAGAAGCTCCTTCTCTTCTCTGGAGATGGTAACAAGGAGAACTACTGTGCCACTGGTGCATGTGGTATGTAAATTATATTTGTGAATATTAAGTATGCGCGTCAAGATCGTTCGCAGCCCGGATCCAAAAAAGAAGTTCAGGGCAATACTAGAAGACGGTAAAACTGTTGATTTTGGTGCAAGAGGGTACTCAGACTACACCAAACACAAGACACCCTCACGAATGCGATCGTACGTACTCAGACATGGTGGTCAGATACCTAAACGAATCATAGCGGAGAGAGATCCCAGAAAGATTCAGAACATGATGTTAAATGTCGATCGGAGTGATAAGGAAAATTGGAAAATGAGTGGTATCAACGGGGCTGGTTTCTGGTCACGTTGGTATCTCTGGAGTTTTCCGAATGTAAAAGATGTAAAGTCGTTTATGAAAAAACGGTTCAATGTAGATCTCGTTTGAGAGATTCAAATTTTTTAAAAAATATAGTCATCGTCTCGAGGCGTTCGTAGAGTTCTTTACCTAAATAGTGCTCTACGAATTCTTCTGTAAATTCAGTACCGGATGCGTACCCTTCGATAATCTCTTGTGCGTCACTCATATTAGTTCCGTCCCATCCTTCTAATACTCGCTTGACGTCTTCTATATTCATTATTTAATTACACTTGTTTTGTTTAAGCGTTGTTAGGTACCGTCTCACGAGCCTTGTTAATCGCGTTGGTAGCCAACTGAAGGGCGAGCGCACGGAGCTTCTTCGCGTTGTTGTTGAGCTTGTTCACGTTACCGTTGTTCGCGGGCTTCACGTTGTTGGCGGGCTTGTTCGCGTTACCGTTGTTCGCGGGCTTCACGTTGTTGGCGGGCTTGTTCGCGTTACCGTTGTTGGCGGGCTTGTTCGCGTTACCGTTGTTGGCGGGCTTCACGTTGTTCGCGGGCTTCACGTTGTTCGCGGGCTTGTTCGCGTTGTTGGCGGGTTTGTTCACGTTCGCGTTGTTCGCGGGCTTGTTCGCGTTGTTCGCGGGTTTGTTCGCGTTGTTGGCGGGTTTGTTCACGTT